ATGAGAATGGAGAACAGTTCATCACCTTTCCCGAAGAAATCATCGAAGAGCTTGGTTGGCAAGAGGGTGATATTCTGAATTGGGATGTACGCGGAGACGGAATCGTGCTATCCAAAGTTTATGACCCATCTGGTTATGAAGTTATAGAAGAGTAGAATAAAACAAAACAAGATATAACATGTCTCAAAGTATTTACGGCGGATATCTTGGCAACGCAGGTGCGCTAAGTGATTTGGTGTATCGTGGGGAGCCTGTTGATTTAGCTCCCATGCCTTATTACGGTGGCGGGTTAGGCATTGATGAACTTGCTGGCGGCAACTTTATGGGTGGAGAGGGCTTGCAAATCAATCCCGAAGCACATAAAAAAAGTAATCGCCAAATGAAAATATATAACAAAGGAATGGGCACAGATAATCCAAATGAGCGCGAAATTTTTCTTAAACGTACGGGACCGCAACTACCTCTTGCCGGAGTGGGGAACGTGGGCGCATTACTTGCTCAAGCGGAGCCTTTTTACGGTGATGTCATTGACATGGGTCCTCTGGAGGGTGATTATTCAAACATGCCCGTGATTCCAGATCCTGAGCAACAAAAGATTAATACTGAAGCACTTTTAGAAGAATTCCGTAATCGCGTGTTTCCCCCTGCCTACACTGAAGGGGGATTCAACGGTGCATATCTTACTTAAACTGCTAGTATTTAAGTAATAAGCAAAATAAATAATGGCAGTCGACGCAAAAGCCAGGCTTCACGAAATCGTTGAGTCGTACTTGGAAAAGGATTCCAATACGGTTGTAGATACTGGTGTCGTTGCGTCCCATCTTGCCCAGATGAAACTCTTTGGCATTCGCCAAGGGGTTGAGTTTTTTCCGGGTCAAGACAACTTTGGTGCACAGCGCAAAGATTTTATCGACCGTGTAATCAAATACAATCAAATCGATATTCGGCTCGATTCGATCTGGGATTATTTTCTGTGTGACGGAAAAGGTATTTTCTACATCAGGCCGACAAAACAAAACTATAGAATTTATTATTTCCGCGAGCACGAATACCGCAGTTACTACAACGTGGATGGTGAGCTGGAAGAGGTGGTGATCATCTACAGCTATAAGGTCCGCAAGGCCGGCAGCTCTTACGACGGAATCAATATTGTTAATACCACTGGCACATCAATTACTGGTGAGCCTGGGTCCAAGCGATATATCCGTTTGTCTATCAAAGCAAACGAAATTGAAGAAACACATTCTGATGCAGAATTAAGTTTTGACATGCCATCTGGCATGACCCCAGGGAAAAATAAAACGTTTAAAAATTCACTTGGCTTTATTCCTTGTGTTGAAATCTTTAACAACCCCAAAGGGTTTGCAAAAGAAGGTGTTGGCGAATTTGACGCAGTAGCCAATCACATTGTGACGCATGATGATTTGGTCCGCACCATGCGTAAGAACGTTCAGTTCTTTGGCAATCCAACCCTTCTTTCTTCTCGGCCCAAAACCGACCTGATGGAAGCAGGTGGTGATTCTGTTGTACAACGTCCGTCTATTGCAGCGAACTCAGGATTTGCCGGCGCCAATCCATTAAGCCGTTCCAGTTTTAAATCGGATCCAGTTTCTCGTGGGGTTGACGGTCAGATCCGTGTTCCACGTGTTATTGCAAACTTAGAGCCAAACGATCGCGTTGGCTACATTGTGCCAGATGCTATTACTGGTGATCAAAACAATTTTGCTCGTCAATATCGGGAAGAAATTCGTACAGCTCTTGGTGGCGTTGACGAACTTTCTATTTCTGCAGGTGTTACTGCAACTGAATACAAGTCTTTATTTGGTCGCGTTTCGGCAACGTCAAAGAAAAAAGCAAATGCAATTTACACTTACGGTATTTGCCGCTGTCTTGAATTAATTATTTATCAGGAAGAGCAGTTGTTCCGGATGTCTCTTGCTGCTGCAATGGGCATTGAGCGTCCCGTTGAGCCTTCTCCTAAAGCAAGCAGAGAAGAAAAAGATGCTTACAGGGAAGCTTTGTCTTTGTTTGAAGAGCAAGTTCAAGCAGCATTGAATGTTGCCATCGAACAACAAAGTGTGCCTCCAGGTGTAACAGGCCTCATTCCAGATGGCGATGTTACTATGCTGTGGAGGTGGACAGGCCCCGTTTACGAGGACTCTACACAAGACGTACTCAACAATTCAATTGTGGTACGTAACTTACAAGAATTAGGTGTTGATAGCATTGAAGCACTGAAATACCTCTTTCCGTCTAAGACGGATGAGGAACGGGCCGAGATGTTATCTGGGTTCCCGTTCAGGATGGTGAGTGAACTACAGGGCGCTTTTGCTCAATTCTCTCGCCTGGTGGGTGGACTGATGCAGACCCCTCACCCGCAGTCACCAAACCTTCCGATGGCTGCCGATCCCAGGTTGGATTTAACTCCATATCTGTATCGAACATTAGAGGCTTTACAAAAGGAGATGAGTTATGCAGGACGCTACCGTCCAATCGATCCCACAGACGAGCCCGACTCCGGCAGTAGCGCCGAGCAGTTACGTGACTCCGTCTTACCAGCCGAGCCAAGCCCCGGTCTCGTACCAGGCAGCGCCGGCGAATTACCAGGTGGCAGTACCTCAGGCGGCCCAGGGTTACCAACCCTCGAGCCCTATTCAGTACGCCCCCCAATCCCAACCGGAAGCTCAGAGCAATCCATGGGAGTCGGCGTTCAACAAGGTGGTGAACCTCCTGAGCGCACCAGTTCAATCCCCGTTCCAGGGTCAACCATCAACTCCGACGACGACTTACGCCCCGGCGAACTACGGTTTGACGAGCGCCCCAAGTACGCAACAATCGGTTCCGCAGACCTGGTCAACCAGCCAGGCTTACTCGCCCAGCTCTTCCCCAACTTACTCGGAGAACCTGAGCCTGGAAAGCCAGCAGGTACTCGCAGCGTTCGGAAGCGAAGCGCCCGCAATTCTAAATAATTACGCGGTTCAGCTTGAGGGCCTGCTTGACAGTGCCGTTGCCTGGGGTCAGGAAATGACCGAGACTCTTCAAGGTTACGCTGAGTTTGCGACTGAATCGCATCAGGAGAATCTTGCTTATAACGAAATTCTCACCAATCCTGATGTTTTAAGCGATTACACTCTTCGTTTCTTTGGTCCAGAAGGTCCATATCCCGTTCACGAAGGTGAAGAGGATCTTGAGGCTTATGGCTATGAGACTGAAGAAGTTGATCCCAACTACTATTACGATGAGTTCCCAGCTCCTCCCGCCGTGGAGGCACCTCAGCAACCCGCTAATTTCTGGGGAACTTTTAACGACATGATGGCGCGTGATCCTCAGAATGCCTGGCGCGTTCTGAACCAGGCTCAGCCCAATGTTGTTTCTAACAAACTCTTTGTGATGGAGTGAGGCAAATGCAACCATTAGGACAACGTCGTCCTCTGCTTGCATACGGAGTCCCCGCCGCTGCCGGCCTGGCAGTCGGTGGGGCTCTTGCCGCACAGGGCGAAGATCCCGGTAGTGCTGCACTTGGCGGTATTGCCGCAGGTCTCGGTGCCCGTGGTGCTTTAGGGGCTGCACGACTTGCTGGTAAGTATGCCGGCCCTGCTCGTGCCGCTCTTGCATCTCAAGCCATTGAGGGACTTGGAGCAATTGGCGAGAAAGTTCCAGCTGGCAGCAAACGCCAAAAAGCAGTTCGTGGGGCCATGGGTCCTATTGCTGATGCCATTAATTTGGGTGTCAGTAAAGAAGCCGCTGCTGGCGTTGGTATTCCTCTCGCGGCTGGTGTTGCCGGCATGGGGGGTTTAGCAGCCGGTAGTCTAGCCGGAGCTGTAGGGATTCCCGGATTCCAGCAAGGCATGGATCCCGAAGCATATGGCTCAAACAACACGGATATGGCACGAATGGCCATACCCACCCTGCAGTACATGTAATAAATTACTAACTGCTAAAATTTGTGTTAGATAAGACATAATAATGTCTGACTCTTTCACCCGATAAAAAACTTCCTGCGACACTGGAGGATAGAACAAAGTGTTCATTGATAACGATTTTCCAAAGATTTTAGGTGCGGAACTTTATCGTCCCCACCCCGCTTATATTGCCGAGATGGCTGTGGAGCCCGTGGTTGTTCACGACTTCACTAGTCAACCCGGTCAAACTGTTCAATTAGATCGCTACAAGTTCTGGGGTACCCCTGGTACTAAGGACAGCCGTGAGCGTATTGCCGATCAAACCATCGGTACTGCTAACAGCCGTAACATCACCAAAGAGAAAGTTCTGGTGGTGCTTAAGGAATACACGGGTCCTGCAGATCCGGGCGATCCAACTCAGCCCAGCACTTTCAAAATTGCTCGCGAGACTTTAATCACGGCTCAGCGTCTGCTGCTGGACACGGGGAACCTTAACATGTTCCACCAGTCGATCGGCAGTCTGACTCTGCTTGACGACTATCGCCGCTGGCGCGACCGCGTCTTTATTGACGAGCTCGCCAAGGCAGAAGCAAATGGTGAAGCTTCCAGCACCCAAGGTGGTTACTACTTCCCTGGTGGCAAGCCTAAGGCTGCCAACGGCTCGGTTGCTTATACCGCCGCCGAGTATGCTGCTCAAGTGCAGCAGTTCCAGGTGCGTACCGACCTGCTGACCGTTGTTAAGGATCTCCGTAAGCGCAACGTGCCGACCTTCGCTGATGGTCTGTATCGTTGTATCTGCGATCCCACTTTCATGATGCACCTGCGTCGTGATCCAGACTTCCGTGAGATCGCTCGCTACAGCGGCAATGCTGGCCAAGGCCTGTACATGGGTAATCCCATGATGCCTAATAACGCCAGCTTCTACATGGGTCCACAAGCTGGTCAGGGTTACTTCCTGGCTGGTGAGCCTGTGATGCCGACTGGTGTTCAGTTTGAAGGTGTGAAGTTCTTCGAATCGACCAACTTCCCAACTAAAACTGTTAGCGCAAGCTTCACCGATACTCCTTCCTACAGCAACCAAGAAGTTGCCCAAGGTTACTTCTTTGGTCCTCAGGCAATCGGTGTTGGCATCGGCGGTCCTAACGCTCAGGTGCTCATCAATAACAACGATGACTTCAGCCGCTTTATCATTCTGATTTGGCAACTGTACGCTGGTTTCGAAATCCTGAACAAGGATTTTGTGACTACTGCGTTTAGCTTTGTCTCTGACGACGGTACTCTCTGATAAGAAAAATAATCCAATTTAACGGAGAAATAAATGTCTTATTTGTCTTCTAAAAAGATCTATCCAGGTAACTGGACTAATGCCCTGAACGGCTGGTACAAGAACATTGATACCAACGACAGCGGTAGCAATGATGCTTCTAAGGGCGGCCCCACTTCGGTGCTGGCCGTTCCTGGCTACCGCTACTTCCAGCAGCGTGGTTACGCTGTGGTGGAATGGGCTTCTGGTGATGCCGCTACTCGTGGCCAAACCCTGAACGTGATCGTTCCTTCGCCTTACCGCCAGGACGACACCCGTCCCGACATCACCGGCATGGTGATCTCTGGCAGTGCCACCCAACCTGCTTTCGTGTATCGCGCTGCGATCTCGGTTGCTTCTGGTTGGGGTGATGGTCGCGTTGCCACTGGCGTGTACGCCTCTACTGGTAACGTGGTGACCTTTGGCCGCGATTCCAGTGGTCCTGTGGCTGTGACCGGCGTGGGCGAGCCTATCGCTCAAGCCAACCTGACCTCCACTACCTCTGGTGATGCAAACGGCAAGATTGTGTTTGGTGCCGGTGCTCAGGCACTTGGCTCCACTCCTTTCCTGACCGCTACAGGTGCAGCTGGTCTTGGCGCTTCTGGTGTGTATAAGTCCCTGACTAATGCCACTACTTTCAAGGTGTTTGCCCGTGGTACTAACACTGACACCAGCGTGTCTGGTGGTGTGTATCTGGCCGATTCCGATGTGAATGCCGGCGTGAAAGGCTACTTCGTTGTCGAGGTTTGCTACATTCAACCCGACGATGCTCCTGGCTACGAAGATATCGAAGAGTATATTCTTGGCCGCACTGTTAGCTGATTAGGTTAAACTAAGACCAGAAATCAAAACATCTGGTCTTTATGCTTTACCAGCATCGTAAAACAGGCGCTCGCGTCAAGGTTGTAAGTGAATGGGATAACGGCGATTGGTTCATGGTCGAAGATCAGGACGGTCGCCTTTATACCGCTTACAAAAATGAATTGACCCCTGACGAAGCTGCAACTAAAAAAGTTGCTACTCTTCAGGTTAAGGATAAGGCAGCCCAAGAAGAGCCTCGTACTTTCCCACCCGAAACACGTTTAAATATTAATACCGCCACTCCTCAAATGATCGCGGATCATATTAAAGGAATCGGTATTAAGACAGCTCGAGAGATTAAAGATCTTCAGATGTCCTTATCGGGTGAAAAGTTTAATAGCCTTGAGCAGTTAAAACAGATTAAGCGTGTGGACTGGGATGCAGTTCTGGCAGCCGACTTAATCAGGGTTTAATCCATTTACCACAGATTAAGCCCCTGGGAAACCAGGGGTTTTTTCGTCTTAAAATAAAAACAAAAAGATAATGGCTGAAAGAACTATTGCAGATGTTGCTCGTGCCCTAAAGAAGTACGCAAAATTAGATATTGGCGAACATCCAGAATTTGGCGGTGTAGGCAGCGGTCATTCTCCAACGGGTTATCACCCTGTTGGTCAGGCGATTGATGTACGTGATTGGCGCCCAGACATTGCTCCTGCTTATGAAGGAGGAAAACCTAAGAGCTGGAAAGAACGTACTGGTGAGCTTCGCTGGCGAGCTAAACAGCTAGGTTTGTTTAACGAGGTCTTAGGTCCTGGTGATCCAGGTCACGATACTCATGTTCACCTGGCACTTGCAGGGAAAAAATCTATTACAGATCCACAGCTTGAATGGCTTGCCACCGGACGCTATAAAACAGCAGAAGGTAAGCTCAGCGATATTATGCCCGGAGCAGATTTAATTGCTTCCGCTGAACAACAACAGAGTTCTTCAGGGGATGATTTATCAACTCTATTAACTTTACTTGAAGCAACAAAGCCAAAACAAAAAACACTTAAAGAGTCAATTATGGAGCAAGCGCTAGCCGATGCTTTTGCTCCAAGGCAAAGCATGGCGCAGCAACTGCTCGCTCAGTACATGAGTTCTTCCCCACTTGATATTGGGTAAATTGCTTACTTTATAATTAAACTATAACGAAAGGTAGACGTGCAGTTATCTGACTTTGACAAAAGTAGAGTTAGGTATCACCTGGGCTACTTTACCGTGTCTGTCCCAGCGGGTGACTATGCCCGTCTGGAAGAAGCAATGAATACCATTCCGGATTCATACTTCTACGACAAGGTTGTTATTCAGCTTGGTCGTTGCGATACGGCTGAAAAGAAAACAGAAGTTGCATCGACACCTTCTACGCGAATTGAAAGTATCCTCGGTGACGTGGACCGTACAATTCGCTCTACTAATGCCAAAGAGGCATTAAAGGTTTGGGATGAGATTTATCTTTACGAAACCAACCGTCTTGCCGGCATTCTTTACGTTCCTAACTACAAAGATCCTTTCCAGGCTCGATATCGTTATGAACGCTCAGGTGCGGAGTTTATTCAAGCTTTACCTGGTCCTGCTGACACTGCAGTGGGCTCTCGTCTTTATCTTCATGAGGTTTGGCGCTAATCATGGCTGACAATCTTTACGATTACCTGAATCGTTTTAACCTGGGCCAGGTGGTGAACGGTATTCCAGGTGCTTTGCAGGGTGCTGCAGATTTTTTAAATCGTAACCAAATTGGTACTCGCGGTATTAAAAAGCAAGCAACCAGGCCAGCAGGCTACTCCACCTACGGTACATATACCGTTGGCGGCATTGAGTACGACATTGCAAGCGGGCGCCCGACCTATATGCCCCCCGGGTCCGCCTACCCCTCTTCTTCTGTTGCTCCTCTTGCTGCTCCAGCAACAGAACGTGCCTACCAAAAGGAAAAGGCGCGTGTTGCTCAGATGGCAGCACAAAACCCAGAGCTTAAGCGTTACGAAGACGCTCGATTAAAAGCTGTCGCCCCCGGAGCTACACCTGAGCAAATTAAAGCCGCAGAAGATATTGGCATGCAGATCTGGGCTTCTAAACATGGTGGTCTTGCCAAGCAAGTTAAACCAGGTCAAGCTGGATATGACGTGATTCAAAAAACTCTGTATCCAGGTGGCGCACCCCTGCCTGAGTTACCTGCGGAGTCGGTTGCAATGTTAAATGCTATTGCGCCGGCTGATGCAACAGGCATTCGTCCTGACATCACACCAATGCCTGGCGCACTTCCAGTATTCTCAGATGCTTCAGACGCCATGTATCAGGCGGTAATGGGAGGTCCAAACACTTTAGTTCCACCCGCGCCGCAGTTGCCCTCTCCTTCCGCAGCTTCCCCGCAGCAGATGGGAGGCATGTCATTCCAAGATGCTTCATTTGAAACTCCGGCAACTAAACGTCGTTCTGATTTATTCGCACAACTACTTTCCGGCATTCGTCAGTACGGCAATCAATAATAAACTGGCATTGCTCTGCATGTAAGCCCAGCCTGCTGGACACGAATCTTTGATTCATGGGGGCCAGTGTTGTTGCTTTAAAACCATGATTATCTGTCCCAAATTTGTTAAACAAACCCTGACTCATCTGGCAGTCGCACTTACTCTTCAAACAGTGTTTATTCCCGGTCTCAGGGCAAGTTCAAATTGGGTAGGAGCATAAGCAGAAACCAATGTCTTACACCAGCGAACAACTTAAAGAAATTGCGCGGCAGAAAGCCCGTGACTTTGGTGTAAATGAAGACATCTTTCTGCGTCTTGTAAGCGCGGAATCCGGCTGGAATCCAAAGGCAAAGAGCAGTGCAGGTGCGGCTGGTCTAGTCCAGCTTATGCCAGGAACCGCTCAAGGTCTTGGTGTAAGCAATCCCTATGATCCCGTTCAAAGTTTGACGGGTGGCGCTCGTTATCTGAGCCAACAGCTCAAGCGTTTTGGTTCTTACGACAAAGCACTGGCGGCTTATAACGCTGGTCCGGGCAACGTTGAAAGGTATGGCGGCATCCCTCCATTCAAGGAGACACAGAACTATGTGAAAAAAATCCTTGGTGGCTCCAATCCCACACCAAAGCCACAGACGCAGGCGAATCAAGGCTCTGATAATAATGTTCAAGATTTTTTGAAAGGATTTCTTCTTCAGAATTTCTTATTTAACAATCAGAGCGCCACGCCAACATTGAGTGAGCAGTTGTTTAAAACTGCGTTCCAGCGTCCAATGACTGAGATTGAAACTGACATTTCGACGGCGTCTTTATTTACGCCAAGGACACCGTTCCTGGAGTCGTTGACTCAGTTCTAACAGACTTGCTTGCATTAGAATGCAAGCATATAATTGATTCAATAGAGAGTAAGCGTACATGTCTTCCACTAGCTCGAACAAACAGCCACTGTTCATTGACCGCCCTTTGTTTGACGTGGTACGTGTAACCACGCAAACCGTTGGCAGCCAAGCCAATAACACGTTATTTGTTCAAGGTGGCCAAGCGCCCTCCATTTTGGTGGATATGGACGCTACTCTCAGCGAAGAAAATAACAACGGTGGGGTTATTGATTCAATCACCATTACACGTGATGATTTCTACCGTGAGCCTGATTTTGTGGTAGAGGATATCACTTCGGGAGAATATATTGCTTTGAAAACCGGCCAAGCTGTTTATATTGCTTCTACTGGAATATTAACAAACGGTACCGCAAGTGGCGTAGGTTATTATACCTATACTGGTTCCGGCACTCTTGCAGCGGTCAATACAGCCATTAACTATTCCGGAGGTACTACAAGTGGATTCCAATATCAAGGTATTGCATATGGTTATCAGCCAGCAGTAACTTTTGTTTTTTATCAAGCACGTAATAAAACTACTCCAATTCCCGCAAGCGGCGACTATCGAATTCTGTTTGCAAAAACAGTGCCAGCAAATTATAGCATTGTTGATTGTTCTGATGTTATGCCCCAACTTGCTGTTCCAATGCCTGCTGCAGGCAGTACGGAAGGCCTGGGCAAAGGCTCACCTTTACGCAACAAGGGTATTTACCTGGAACGTGGCGATCGTATTTATGTAGGCGTTCTTGCCGAGGGTCCGAATATTTCTGGCTACACACCGGGTGCGCACATTTATGCGCAAGGTGGATTGTTCTGATAAATGACAAAGAAAAAGAGGAGCGGTTTTGGCGCTCCCAGTAATTTCTTTAAATCAAAAAGCTCGGACGACTTTAAACTAAATCCAATTTCATCTGAGTTTTCTAAAGGTTCTGTACCTGGTTCTTTATCCGCTTCAAATAGAGAATCAGCCTGGTCCCGTTGGCGACGGGGATATGAATTAGCTACGGCTACTGCATATAACAATGATTTTTCATATCCTTTTGAATATCAGATTCCAACACCTTCAGGAAGTATAGATCCAAACGTCAACCCGTACCCGGTTATTTCAGGTGTGTTTGTAGGCTTCCCTACAAACAACCGAGATCTTGGCATGCACTGGGCCGTCCGAAGATATGCAGGATCTACCAGAACCGATAAATTAACAGATCCTGTTAGCGCAAATACTTTATCTATTTCTTCTATAACTGAAGATTCTGGCAATTGGTACGTAACCTTAAATGGCACCTGGAGCAGTGGCAACCCTTTGCCGCCGCCCTTTTATATTCCTGTTCCAGGACAAACAGAAGGCTTAAAGCCTATGAATACTGAGATATTTGAAGATCGAATTGTAGTTGAGAATGGTCCTTTAATTACCGCAGATAGCATTGATCCAAACACGCAAAAAAGATACGGATATGTACAAGCCGTTTTGTTAGACGTTGATCCATTCAACGGAGTATTGACTTTTAAAAAAGCTGGCTCAATTGAAATTACACCTGACAAAGAATACAAAACACCTTCTCAAGCAAGTTTTAACATTGGACGTTTCTTAAATACAGGGTCAAGATTTTGTTGTTCTTGTCAAGATTTTACGCATAGAGATTATCGTTCTTTACACAATTCAGATGGTGGATCATCAAAGAAATCTTTTCCAATCTCTAGCGTAGCTTCTGTTAAGCCTGGTCGATTTGAACAAACGACTACTGTTGTTCTGTCTACACCTGTTTTATTCGATGAAATAATTGCAGACGGATCGACAATAACAGTTGTTACCACAGTACCTCCTATTGTTAATACCTTTGTTTCAGTACAGGGAACTGTAGATACTATTGGCGATGGTTTCTATGAAATCAAAGAAGTAACTCCGGGCACTAATTTTAAATATGAAATTGACGGAGACGCCGGAACAGGAAGCATCTTTAATCCTGGAACCACAAAGATTTTTGAAGCAAGTTCTCGTATAGTGAATTCCGCAATGGTTCCGATCGACCAGGAGAGCATTCTTAATGTTTACAACCCCCCTGGCTACGCAGTGGATCCGGGTTCTTCGACTGATAACATTACAAAATTTAATTCAAATCGTGACAACCCAGGTGTGTACCGTGAATTTGGCGCAACCTATTTAAGAAGCATATCTAATCCTGGAACCAAGAATTCAACCCCAGAGGGGATGCCAACCTACAATGATTACTCTTCTTCTCAGTCTGTTATTACATCTCTAACAGACAACTGGAGCCCTTTACTTGATGAGATGCGTTATTGCAAGCATATTTACGCTTTGCGTTTTAAAGATGGCGTGTTTCCACCAGAGCCTTCTGATTTTCCAGTTGAAATTGAGTCAATGACTAGATGGGAACAAAACCTTGTAGAACAAACGGAAAAAGAACAAAGGCAAGTGCGAGCAGCTCAAATGACCAGAAAAGCACTGTCCTTAATGGATGTTCCTCCTTATAACTGCCAATCCCCAAATCTCTTGCCTTACTTACAAAAATTATTTAACGTTCCCGCTTCCTACGTAATTGCGGAAAACTTTACAATGTTTGATAAGGAAGGCAAACCTTACAATCCGTAATAAGTGTTTACAAATAAGGTATACTTATCTTAAGTCTCATAAGACTTGTTAGGAATTCCTTAAGAAGCGGCGACCAGAGATCTACGATTCTTAGGTTCTGGGGACGCAGCTCATCTCAACCATGACTCAGCCCATCCCTGTGGACCAGCGGATCGTAGATGCGTTTTTCCAGCTGGACTCTCAACGCACCAATAAAGGTGCGGCTTGGTTGTTTGGCGTGATCGCCACCTACGGCGTTAACCCAGAAGATCTTACTTCATTTGATTGGGGTCCAGACAACACACTGATCGTACCTGGTAAAAAACGTCCGATTCACCCGCTGCATCCACAGTGGGTTGTCTTGTTTAACTTGCAAAAAAAACGGCCTTGCGAAGTACAAGACCGTATTCCCCCTTTCTTGTCTCAGTTGTACAGGTTAATAGCGCATCAGGCAATTGATGTCAATGTAACTGATCTTCTCTTGGCGTACAAAATACGCAAGAACCATTACAAAAGCATCAAGCAGCCACAGGCATCTTCTCCTGTTTACGCAGGTGTTTCCTGACAGCTTCTACATTCCAGCGATAGCTATCACGAGACAGGCACCCAGGGAAGGCAGCGAAGTGCGGACCTAGCTTTAGAGTGCCATCATCGCGCATACGGAAGAGTTCCTTGCGGTTGATTCCAAGGAGTTCCTCCGCACGAGCGACGGAAACCCAACCTCTAGTTTGAGCCATGACGTAGGCGTCAGGGTGAACGACTCTTGTACGGTAACGGGTTAAAGCCCCTGGTCAAGGGCATTCATACTTTTTTAAGGCTAAGGTGAAGTTCTGTAAAGCTTAAGGAAATTAGAATGAATTAACGGCAACTAAAAGCATGTATTACAGCGAGCATGAGCCTATCGCTTTACTCGTTGAAGTCACGCCAAAGTTAGCGAAGAAACGCTTTAGAGATGAAATATATAAATCATGGAATCATAAATGTGCTTATTGTGATGATGATGCCACGAGTTTAGATCACGTAATCCCACGTCATAAATCTGGAGAAACAACACGCAAAAACCTGGTGCCAGCATGCCGTCGTTGTAATGCATCCAAAGCATCTTACAAGTTGCATGAATGGTATCTACAACAAGATTTCTTTTCCAAAGCTAGGCTCAATAGAATTGAAAGATGGATTGATCAAGATCCCTTCCAGGCATTGAATTGGGAAAGAGAAGCAGACCATTCGTTAGTTCACCTTAATTATGT